GACCTAGCTGTAAAATCATTAAATAATAGTACTAATAAAAAACCTGTTGTTACTACTGCTGGTTCAGGAAAGTCGCTTACGTATGAAGATGTACAGACAGCAGAATCTCAAGCCGCAAACCAAAAAGCCACCCAGTTAGCAGCGCAATACGCTGACGATGGTGATAGTAGTCAATCTGCTATAGATAGACACAGAGAGATTTTTGATAAGGCTGTTGAGGGAGGTGCATCAGCAGGGGTTGCAGGTTCAGCTGCTGCTAAGGCAGTAACTTCGGCAGCTGGTGTTGAGGGTACAGATTTACAAGGTAGCGCTGAACTAGATAAAACCTATGGCATTTCTGGATTAAATAAAGGTGGCTTAATGCAAAAGAAGAAAAAGAAATAGTAACTACACTACTACAATAATAAGGCGACCTAGCAATACTGCTAGCCCCAACATAAGGAAGTAAAAATGTCCGAAGCAAATACAATCGAAGCACCCAAAACAGCTGGCTTTGTAGATCGTGGGTTTAACCATGCTCGTAAGAAAGCTCAGATGGAACAAGAAGAAAAAGAGATTGCTCGTCTAGAAGCAGAAGCTCGTGGTGAAGAAGGAGAAACAGAAGAGGCTACAGAAGAAGTGGTCGAAGCAGTTTCTGAAGAAGTAACCGAAGAAGATGACTCCAAGCTATCCAGAGAAGAGAAGTCATTTAAGAAACGCTACGGTGACCTGCGTAGACATATGCAGCAGAAAGAAAAAGACTGGGAAGAAAAACTACAGGGTCTTGAAAACCGTATGAACGGTGAAGGTATTAGAGCACCTAAGTCTGATGAAGACATCGAGAAGTGGGCTACTGAATACCCAGATGTAGCTGGTATTGTAGAAACAATTGCAGCTAAAAAAGCTCAAGAGATGTTTCAAAAAGCAGAGTCACGTCTATCAGAGCTAGATAAAGTACAATCGGAAGCTGAACGTAGTAAAGCCGAAGCAGCTATTATAGAAACTCACCCCGACTTTCATAAACTAAAAGCTTCAGACGAGTTTCACGATTGGGCAGAGGAACAACCTAAGTGGGTACAGGATGCAATCTATGAGAATGCAGATGACCCAGCCTCTGTCGTTAGAGTTATCGACTTATACAAGTCTGATAAAGGTCTTACTAAAACTGCTAAGAAGGCTTCTACTAAGAAGGCAGCTGGTCTAGTAAGCAAAGGTTCTAAGGCTGTTGTGGAGGCAAGTGAAACTGCAGGTCAGATTTCTGAATCTGAGGTTTCTAAAATGTCTACTCAAGAGTTTGAAGAACGTCAAGATGAAATTACCAAAGCTATGAGAACTGGTAAATTTATCTATGATATGTCTGGTAATGCACGTTAGGTGTTGACATCTATCTTTACCGGAGTATAACTATTGGCAGTAACAAGAGCCTTCCTTAGGGGACTACCTCTCTTGCCAAACAACCACTAAAACTATAACATTCAACCAAGAACCACCTGAGTAAGTATAGGCCCGTTAATTGATGGTTGGCCAACCGGAAATCAAACGCACCCTAGAAAATATTTCAGCCTCTTCGTCTTGTTTAGTTTCTCTGAGTTGAGGTGTTTGCCTTACACTCGCATTCACTTCTTTATCATAAGCCAAACATTCTAGGAGAATTACAATGGCATTCGCATCAGCATCAGGTTATACTAACCTGCCCAACGGAAACTTTAGTTCCGTTATCTACTCGAAAAAAGTACAACTTGCATTTAGAAAATCTACAGTATGTGGAGACATCACTAACTCTGATTATTTTGGAGAGATTGCAAGTCAAGGAGACACGGTTCGCATTATTAAAGAACCTGAGGTTTCCGTATCGGCCTATACACGTGGTGCCACAATTGCAGCACAAGACTTAGCCGATGCAGACTTTTCGCTTGTAGTAGACAAAAGCAACTACTTTGCGTTCAAAATGGACGACATCGAAGAGGCTCACAGCCACGTCAATTTCATGGATCTTGCAACCAACCGTGCGGCTTACCGCTTGGCTGATCAGTACGACCAAGAAGTTTTGGGCTACTTGTCTGGCTACAAACAGTCTGCACTGCATGCAAATGCAGCGGTAGTAAACAACGTAGTGAATGGTACTAAAGCTAATACAGCTGCTGGTACTGACGAACTTTTAGCAGCTAACAAGCTGAACAAAGGTAACTTCGGTAACATCACTACAACATCTGCTGGAGATCACTCGATCCCTCTCGCAGCTCGTTTGCCCGGTGCAACTGCACTTCCAACCGCTTACGTTTCCCCAGCTATGCTGGTGGCTCGTATGGGTCTTTTGCTAGACCAACAGCAAGTTGACACACAAGGACGGTGGATTGTAGTAGATCCAGTATTTATGGAAATCCTGCGAGACGAAGATTCTCGCCTATTTAATAGTGATTTCGGTGAATCTGGTGGCCTTCGCAATGGTCTGGTCTTGAACAACTTCCACGGTTTCCGTGTATACAGCTCAAGCAACCTGCCATCTGTAGGTACAGGTGCATCTACTACAGGTACAGCAAACCAGAACACTAACTACGGTGCTATCGTAGCTGGTCACGATTCTGCTGTAGCAACTGCAGAGCAAATCAACAAAACAGAAACATACCGTGACCCAGATTCATTCGCTGACATCTGCCGTGGTATGCATCTATATGGTCGCAAAATTCTGCGTCCAGAAGCGTTGATCACAGCTAAGTATAACTTGGCCTAAATACAAACTGGAGGGCTGGCTTTCGCTGGCCCTCTGGTCTTTTTTAATAGTAGGATAACTCTATGGCTACTTATGTTTCCCTAGTAAATGAACTTCTAAGGCGTTTAAATGAAGTCACCCTTGATACTGCGGGTGATGGTTTTGATACTGCCCGTAATGTTCAAGCACTGGCAAAGGATGCAATCAACAGTAGTATTAGACTTATTCTACAGGACGGTCAAGAGTGGCCGTTCCTCAAGAACACATACACCCAAACCTTGGCAGTAGGTACACGTCAGTATGACTTCCCTACAGATTACTCCAGTGCTGACTGGGATACTTTCTACATTAAACAACTTGCATCTAAAAGCAATAGTCCTCAAAGACTAAATGTTATTTCTTATGAAAACTATATACAAAACTTTAGGTCTGGGGATGACACAGGTGATACGGTTAATGGGGAGTCTGCTCCTAGTACTGTGTATCAAACTTACGAAGAAAAGTTTGGTGTTACTCCTGTACCTAATGCAGCCTATGAAATAGAGTATGTATACTGGTCTTATCCTGCAGACTTAACTGTGTACAGTGACATCGCCATCATTCCAGACCGCTTCAAGCATGTTCTTATTGATGGTGCCATGATGTTTATGATGCGCTTCCGCAGTAACGAGCAGAGTGCTGCAATGCATCAAAACAATTTTGAGAGTGGTGTTAAATCTATGCGCAGAGTTTTATTAGATGACACCTTGTCTATTAGATCAACGGTTATAAAAAAGGGAACTATTAGTTCTTTTAATGGTGGTATCTAAAGATGGCTGATAATCTAGCCTCCTTTAAGGTCTTCTGCCAAGGCGGTCTAAACACCAGCCGTGATGTTTTATCACAGGGGGAAACACAGCCGGGTTCAGCTGTTTCATTGATTAACTACGAGCCTGCTGTTACTGGTGGTTATCGTAAAATGAGTGGCTATAGCAATGACTACGGTACTGTACCGGGTCACGGTAATGTCCTAGGCGTCTGTGTAGCTAATGGCGTCAATGATGGTATTTTAGCTGCACGACATAACACAGGCAACACGAACTATCTCTATCGCTGGAACAACTCTTCATCAGCTTGGGTAGTTGTAACTACTCCCGCCTCTGTCAATGTCTCAACATATCCCAAGGTACGCTTCTCTCGTTATAACTGGGGTACATCTAAAGTAATAATTACGGATGGTGTAAATCGTGCTGCAACTTATGATGGTTCAACTTACACGCAGATTACTAATACCAATGCGCCCAGCGCACCTAAAGTATCTCATGTATTTAAGAACCACCTATTCTTAGCAGGTAATGCTACTGAGGCTACTAGCTTGTGGTTCTCAGCACCTTACAGTGAGACTGACTTTGACCCTGCAGATGGTGCTGGTGTTATTAACGTAGGCTTTCCTATTGTCGCAATCAAGTCGTTTCGTGACGCACTTTACATTTTTGGTTCTAACAATATCCGTAAGCTTGTAGGCAACAACATAGCAGACTTTGTACTTGAAGAAGTTACAGATGACTTGGGTTGTTTAGCTACAGACAGTGTTATTGAAATTGGTGGTGACTTACTATTCCTATCTCAAGATGGCTTGCGCCCTGTTACTGGTACTGATAAAATCGGTGACGTAAATCTTGAAACAGTATCAAAAGACATTCAGTCTATCTTTACTGACTTGGTGTTTGATGTAGACTTAGACAAACTAGATGCGGTAGTTATAAGGCAGAAGACACAGTTTAGGTTCTTCCTTGGTGCAGCTGATGGTCAGGGTATAATTGGTGGGTTTAGACAAACACCTAACGGCTTGCAGTTTGAGTATGGTCAGATGCTGGGTGTATTTACTACTTGTGCTACTAGCGGTTACATTGGACAGAACGAGTTTGTAATACACGGTGATTCAAACGGTAAGGTACAGAGACAAGAACAAGGTAATGATTTTGATGGCGAGGCTATCTTTAGTGTATTCCAGACTCCCTTCTTTCATATGCAAGACCCAGAACAGCGTAAGGTATTCTACACTGTAGCTACGTACTTACGTTCAGAGGGTGACAATGAACTCATCATGTCTGCTCTTTACGACTACGAAGATGTAGATACGTTACGTCCTACCAACTTTAGACTTACAACAAAGGGCGCAGCATCTTACTATAACGAAGCCCTGTATAACAGCACAGCAATATTTGACGGTAACCCTGCCCCTGTACGGCGCACTAACATCTCAGGTTCAGGTATGTCAGCATCATTTAAATACGTAACCAATGACACTAACGCCTCTCACAGTATCCAAGGCATTGTGGTGACATTCGGAGTAGGAGACAGGTTATAACATGGCAGGTTACACTAGACAGTCAGTAGCAGATATTATCGCTAATGCGGTTATTAAATCTGCACCAGTAAACGCTGAGTTTAACGCTATTCGTGATGCTTTTAATAACAGCACGGGTCACAAGCATGATGGTACATCTACTGAGGGTACATATGTCCCACTCATTGCTGACCTTGATGCTAATAATAAAGTAGTAGTAGACACAGCCAACAATCGTGTTAGTTTTTACTCAGAGGTGTCAGGCTCTGCGGTAGAGCAGGTACGTATTCAAGATGGTGCTATTGTACCTGTAACAACTAATGACGTTGACCTTGGCTCTTCCTCTTTAAAGTTTAAAAACTTATACGTTAATGGTATTGGTGAGATTGGTTCTGTCACTATCCTTGGTGGGACTATTAATAATACAGTTATTGGTGGCACAACCCCAGCTGCTGCAGACTTCACTACAATGGACGCAACAGGTAATGTTACTGTTGGTGGTACATTTGCTGTAACGGGTACATCTGCACTGACAGGTACAACAACTATTACATCTGCGGATATTAACTCAGGTGCAATGGACAACACAGTTATTGGTAACACTACACCTGTTGCAATCACAGGTACTACTATTACAGGTACGTCCCTTGTTGGTCCCCTCACAGGAGATGTTACTGGAGATGTCACTGGTGACATAACAGGAGATGTTACAGGAGATCTAACAGGAAACGTAACAGGGAATGTAACAGGTAACTTAAATGGTATTATTGGTGCTACTACCCCTGCTGCTGGTAGCTTTACAACTGTATCGACATCTGGACAAGCAACCTTGGCGACTGTTGATATTAACGGCGGTAGCATTGATGGTACTGTTATTGGAGCATCAACTGCTGCAGCTATAACAGGTACTACCATCACAGGTACTAGTCTTGTAGGGCCGCTTACAGGTAGTGTAACAGGTAACGTAGCAGGTAATGTTACTGGCAATCTTGTGGGTAACGTAACTGGTAATGTTACTGCAGCAAGTGGCACTTCCTCATTCACCGATGTGACCATCAACGGTACACTGAACATGAATGCTGGTACTACCTCCACTATTACTAACCTTACAGCACCTTCTAATGACCTTGATGCTGCCACAAAAAAGTATGTGGACGATGAAGTAGCTGGCCTTGTAGACTCTGCCCCCGGTACACTTGATACGTTAAACGAGCTAGCCGCTGCCTTGGGTGACGATGCAGACTTTAGTAATACTGTAACAACTAGCATAGCAACCAAGTTACCTCTAGCAGGTGGTACTATGACTGGTGCTATTGCTATGGGTACATCTAAGATTACTGGCTTGGGTGATCCTACTGCAGCACAGGACGCAGCAAGTAAAAACTATGCTGACACTACCTTCTTAGGATTAGCTGGTGGCACTATGACTGGTGCTATCGACATGGGTAGTGCTAAGGTTACTACTACTTATACACCTACAAATGGTCCCGATCTCACTAACAAGACATATGTAGATAGCATTGCAGGGTCTGGCACTTCTGCCGCCGCTTCTGCCGCTGCTGCTGCTACTTCTGAGACTAATGCAGCTACCAGTGAAACTAACGCAGGTAACTCTGCTACTGCCGCTGCAACCTCTGCAACTAATGCAGCCGCATCCTATGATAGCTTTGATGATCGTTACTTGGGTGCTAAATCTTCTGCACCTTCGCTAGACAATGATGGTGATGCACTTATAGCTGGTGCTTTGTACTTCAATACTACTACTAACATTATGTATGTTTATGGTGGCTCTGGATGGCAAGCCGCAGGCTCTTCTGTAAATGGTACATCTAGTCGTAATACTTACACTGCTACCGCTGGTCAGACTACCTTTGCTTCAACTTATGATCCCGGCTATGTAGATGTTTATCTCAATGGTGTGAAACTTATCAATGGTACAGACTTCACTGCTACAAGCGGTACATCTATTGTACTGGCATCAGGTGCAGCTGTAGGTGACACTCTAGACATTGTAGCTTATGGTACATTTGTAGTAGCTGATACATACACTAAAGCACAGGCAGATGCTCGTTACGAACCTATTGATGCAACTATCCTTAAAGATGCAGACATTGGTTCTACTGTACAGGCTTATAATGCTAACAACACAGCAGATGCTAACCTTAATAGCTTTGTAAACGCAGTTACTCTCCCTACTGCAGATGGTACAACTGGACAGTTTCTAAAGACAGACGGTTCAGGTACAGTAAGCTTTGCTACTATCCCCACAATTAACACATTAAATGATATTGGTAACGTAACTATTAGTAGCGCAGCCAATGGGCAGTTTTTAAAGTGGAATGGTTCAGCTTGGGTAAATGCTACAGTAGAAGCGTTTGATACACAGACACACACAACTACTGCAACTACTCAAGTATCTATTGCAGAATACGCCCATGCAACGTATGACGGTGTTAAAGCTGTTATTACTGCAGATAATGGTACTAACCGTAGTATCACTGAGGTATTGATTACACACAATGGTACAGCAGCTATTGCTACAGAATACGGACAGCTAAACACTACAACAGCATTAGCCAGCTTTGACGTAGACATATCAGGTTCAAATATTCGTATCTTGGCTACCCCTGCTGCAACAACAAGCACAGCATTTACGGTTAAAGCTATTACTCTGTAATTATCTGACAAGGGGAAGGTGAACCATGTCAAACAATAAAGACTTCAAAGTAAAGAACAGTATTAAACCCACGGTCTACCACGAGGCTTTGGGTACTGTTGTGTCTGGTGCTGAAAGTTATTACCTTAGTGGCGCTAGTTATGATGGTGTGTCTTTTAGTGTTAGCGCCCAAGAAACAAGCCCAGGTAGTTTGTTTTTTAAGTCAGATGGTACTAAGATGTATGTCTGTGGCAATTCTGGCGATGATGTAAATGAATACAGCTTGTCTACCGCTTGGGATGTATCCACAGCGTCCTACACTACAGCTTTTAGTGTCTCTGCTAACGCACCAAACCCAGAGGGTATCTACTTTAAACCAGACGGTACTAAAATGTATGTCTGGGGAATAACTAACAGCGTTATTGCTGAATACGATCTCTCAGCGGCGTGGGATGTAAGCACTGCTTCTTTAAATGACACAGCTACATTTACTTCTCAAGTTGCAGTAAATAATGGTCAAGACATTACATTTAACGGGGATGGAACAAAACTATATATTATTGGTGATAATCCTAATATATACCAATACTCATTAAGTACAGCTTACGATATAACTACTACGAGTTATGATAATGTGAGCCTAAATGTTTCAGCTTACTCTAATAATAGATCCGACCTAACATTTAATTCTGATGGTACTCGTTTATATGTTGTAGCCTATGGTCCAGACACTGTAGCAGAGTATGCCTTGTCCACTGCTTATAACCTCTCCACAGCCTCGTATAACAATGTAAGTTTTGACATCTCAGGTCAAATGGCGACATCTCAGGGCATCTACTTAAAGCCAGATGGTACTAAGATGTATATTATTGGTCAAACTGCTGTTGCCGTTTACCAATACTCCACAGTCCTAAACACAGCGTCCCTAGACCTCTCCACAGGTTCAGTCTTTGATTACACCCCAACGTCTGACGTACAGGTAACACTAACCAACCCTGCTACTAGTGGGACATCTAGTGGTGCTACGTTGTTGTTGGGATCAGAGGATTCTACTGGTGTGGGCAGTACGTTTAGTACGACTCTTTATACAGGTACAGGAGCCACTAATAGTATAGATAATGGTTTAGACTTAGCTAGTGACGGTGGTTTGGTTTGGATCAAGAAGCGTAACTCTGCAACTAACTCTGACCATATGTTGTTTGATACTGAACGTGGCGCAAACAATAGACTTAGGTCAAATACTACAGATCAAGCGTATGCAGTCACGCAGCAGCTTAATAGTTTTAACTCTAACGGCTTTACTCTAGGTACTGATTCACCAGCAGCGCCGAATGTGTCAGGTGATAATTACGCCTCATGGTCATTCAAAAAGCAAACTAAGTTCTTTGATATAGTTACATGGACTGGTAATGCTGTTGAAGGTCGTCAGATTCCACATAATCTTGGCACTACTGTTGGCTGTGTTATGATTAAGAACACCTCTAATTCGGAAAACTGGATGGTTTATCATATAGGTTCTGGTATTGATGGTCAACTTAATTTAAACTCTACAGCAGCCGCAACGGATGATAGTAGTCAGTTTAATGATACAGTGCCTAGCTCTACTGTTTTAACTCTTGGTAGTAACGCAGAGGTTAATGCTAATGGTCAAACCTACGTTGCCTACTTCTTCGCACATGACACTGATGCTAGTAGCTTAATCAAGTGCGGGAGTTATAATGGTAATGGTTCTACAAACGGTCCAGAGATTGACCTAGGTTGGGAACCCCAGTGGGTACTTATCAAAGCTGCAACAAGACCTGGTGGTGAAAACTGGGTTATATACGATGCTAAACGTGGCCTTGTAGTTAGTGCTGGAGACCCTGCAATATTCCCTAGTGACTCTGCCGCAGAAGACTTTGGGCAAAGTGCAGACAA